GGCGTGGGGCGCGGGGGCCAGGGCATGGTCTCGTCGAACCAGATCCAGCGCCTGGGCGCAGCAGGCTCGGCCTTGGAGCTGGCCGGACGGGTGGGGAACAGGAGCGGGCGCGGGGCAGGCGCACCAGCGAAGACCGGCCAGGGCGCCATGGGCAGCAGGTTGCGGGGCGAGAAGGGGCTCGTGGCCGCCAGGGCGTGGCCTTGCGGGCAGGCCCGGCAGACCTGGAACTCCTCGACCGTGGTGGTCAGGCCGCGCGAGCTGCACTCGGTGTCGCGCACAGCGCGGCCCAGCAGGGCGCAAGGGATGCGGCCTCGGCCGTACAGCTCCACTCGCAGGTCTTGGATCTCGCGCTCGATGTTCATGTGCTCTCCTTCGGCTGCTCGTCAGGCCCAGGCAGCCACGCCTGGACGACCGCGCCCCCGATGGCCGGGGGGCGGTTTCGCATCATCCTTTCTGGACCACCTCATCGAGCTGGTCGCAGATGGTCTGGGCATCGGCCTCGGACTGGCCGCGCTCGGCCATCCACTCGCAGAACTGCTGCCAGTTCTCCTCTATGAAATTCTGGAGCAGCAGGGCGTTTTCGCTTTCCAGGATCATGGCAGCCCCCTAGCCCTTCAGGGCGTCCTTCAGCGGCGCGCCCACCGTGAAGCGCCGCCCGCCTGCCCGCCGGAATCTGGATCGCGGCTCCGGTGGCCGGGTTGCGCCCCGGGCGCGCCTTGGTCGCCACCACCACCAGCTTGCCAAGGCCTCCCGGAAAGGGCACCTCGCCGCCGTTCTTGAGCGCCTCGATGGCGACCTCGCCCATGGCCTTCAGGGTGGCCTTCACGCGCTCCTCGTTGGGGCCGAAGGTGGAGGCGAGCTTCTGGTTGATGCCGTTGATCAGGTCTTTCTGGGTCATGGTCTTGCTCCTTCGCGGTTGGGGTTAATGAGCGGCGCGGGTGGCCTGCGCCGCCACGTCGGTGGCCATGGTCGAAAGCTCGGCATGGGTGTCGCGGATCTGCGCCAGGTCGGCGCCCAGCTCCGTGATCTTGTCCGCCCTCTGCTGGAGCCGCTCGGCGTCGGTCATGTTGATGAAGGCCAGGGAGTCCTCGACACGGCAGACCAGGCGCGCGAAGTCCTCGGTGAGCACCTGCAGGCGCTCCTGCACCTTGCCAAAGGTGAGGTGCGCGTTGTCCAGGTACTGCGGCCCCTCGCCGGTGAGGATCCAGCCGGGCAGCACCTGGTGCGTACGCAGTAGCGTCACCAGCCAACTGTCCGGGATGGAGCACCGGCGCTTGGCGTCGCTGATGCTGGACTGCTTGACCCCCAGGACACCGGCGAGCAGCACCTGGGTGTAGAAGCCCGTGACCACCTTGATGCGCTCAAAGGCTGCATCAAACGCCGCCACGGCTGCGGGATCTCTCGCGTTCATCTTTCTGGGCATGGCTCTCTCCTTCGGTTGTCGTTAGGCCGACTGGGTCGGCAGATCTTCCTGCTTGAGTTCGACAAAGAAGTCGTCCGAGGTCTCGCGCCGCACGCCGACCTGGGCCAGCTTCTCGTCGGACCAGTCGGACATGGCGGACTTGTCGACCTCCTGCTTGACGCGGATCGCCGTGGTGAACCCGTAGGCCTCCAGCTTCTCCAGCACGCCGCCCCAGGTGCGCTTGGCCAGCAGGCGCAGGGACGTGGCGCGGCGGAAGCCCATGACGCCAAAGGTCAGCTCCACACTGCGGTTCCGGACCTCGCCGAACAGCTCGGCCTTCTTGAGGTTGGCGAACACGGCCAGGTCGGTTTCCAGGCGCTTGCGCTCGTCGCTCAGAGGCTCCAGGTCCGCCTTGGCCAGGGACTTGATCTGGTCGATCATCGCGTTGGCGTCGGACTCGAGCTTGCGCTGTTCGCGATCGATCTCCGCCAGCCTACGGAGCACCTCGTCGGCCTGGTCCAGGGTGGTGATGACGAGGGCGTTGGGCTTGACTCTCTTGGTCACGTGGATCCTCCTAGACCTGCGCCGCAGCAGCGGCGGGTTGCGGTTCCTGGGCGATGACGCTTGTGGCATCCAGGTTGGACTCCAGCTCTTCCACCTGGTCCGCGGCGTCGGCCAGCTCGGCCCGGATGCACTTGATGACCGCCCAGACTTCCTCGTTCACCTGGCCGCCAAACACGCCCAGGGCCTTGCTCGCGTTCTTGATCTTTTCAGCAATCATGGAGTCCTCCTTGGGTTACACGGACTGGATGACGTCGGCGTTGACGCAAGGCACGCCAAGCTCGGCGGCCTGGTTCATGGCGGCAGTCATGAAGTTGCCCACGGCCAGGGGGTAGCAGAGGCTCACGCCGTCCCGCCCGCGCCGGCTGTCTTGCCCGGTCAACCTGACGCGCAGGGCCTCGACGCCGTCCTCGGTGATGATCTTGTCCAGGTCCTCGACGCCCGCCCGGGCGAACTTGAACCGCAGGTAGGCCGTCAGGTCCTCGCCCCGCAGGGGCTGCAGCTCCACCAGCTCGCAGCGCTGGACCACCTCGCGCACCTCGTGGTTGCTTTCGCTGAGCTTGGTCTTGAGTTCGGTCTGGCCGATGAGCAGGATGCCGAGCAGGGAGACCAGGCCGTCCGTCAGCTCCAGGTAGCGCTTGAGGTGCTTGAGCGTGGACAGCGGCAGGCAGTGCGCCTCCTCGATGATGAGCACGTGCGCATTGCCCGCGCGCTTGCTGACGGCCAGGCGCTGGTGCACCTGGCGGAACCTGGCCTCCGGGCTGCTGGCCACGGTTTCGAGCGGCGCCACCACGGAGAGGATGGCCTCGGCGATGTGGCCCGAGCGCAGCGCCTTGCCCCGCTTCTCGCTGTCCTCCATGCCGAGAACGTAGGGCTCGATGACCAGCACGGGCTTGCCCTCGCGCTGCAGCCGGTCGATGAGATCTCGGCGCAGGATGGTCTTGCCGCTGCCGCTCTCGCCCGCCACGGCCGTGAACCCGCCGTGCCGCGCCGTGGCGTACATGGCCTCGCGCACGTAGCGGATGTCCCGGCACCTGAACACGTCGTCCGGGGCCTGGATGTCGTTCAGGAACGGGTTGCGGGTGAGGTAGAAATGCTGCTTCGTGCCCTGGGAAAGCCCTTGTCTCCTCAGTAACATGGTGACCTCCTGTTCTGGTTCGGCCGTCGTGGCCTGGTGCTTGGGTTTGGGGACTTTGATCGCGCCGACCCTGATGAACAGGTCCCGCAGCTCAGGCCGCGTCACGCCGCGCGCCAAGAGAAAGTCCTCGATCTTGCGCCGTATCTCGCCCGTGCCCCTGCGCTTGGGCCAGGTGCCGCGGTTGATGAGCTGGGAGAACGAGGCCGTGCTCATGCCGGCCGCGTCCGCCACCTGGCGGTGGGACACGCCGTCCAGGCCTTCGATGATCTGCTTCAGGTTCAGCATGATGCGCCTCCGGCAACGACCTTGAGCACCGCCCCGGCCGGGGTGTTCGGTGCGCAAAGCCGTGCTGCGATGTCGTCAATGTCCATGGGGGGAACGCCGCCGGGCCAGCGCTGCACAAGCCAGGCGTAGCTCTCGGCGGTCCAGGCCTGCCCGGAGTCTGCCAGGCGGGCCTTGAGCAGCTTGGCCGCCTCCACGTGGGTGAGCGGGGCCAGCTCGCGGCGTGAGGCATCCAGGCCCAGATCCCGGCCGCGGCGCGGCAGGTAGGTCGGGGCCTGGTGCACGTCGGCGAAAACGTCCAGGCCGTAGGGCGCCTGGCCGGTCTGGCGCTCCTTGCCGGTGTCGCCCACGGCCTCGGTGATCTCTTTGACGCGCCGGTCCGCGGCGGTGTCCGGCAGGCCCTTGAACTCCTGGCCGAACACTGCGGCGTCGGCCCGGAACCCGGCCCCATCCATCTGCACCGGCTCAACGGTCCACACCGCATCCGCGCCCAGCTCGTCCTTGAGGATCACGTCTACGGCCGGGGCCCGGTACGGGTTGACGACCACGGACACCTTGAGGCCCGGTACGACACCGGGCAGCAGGCGCACGTCGTAGGCGTTGCGGCCGTAGCCCTTGACGCTGTGGGTGACGGTCATGTCCGAGCGGACCTTGACCTCTGTGGGCTTGGTGACCACCAGCTCGCGGCACAGGTCCAGGGCCGGGGCGATGCGCAGCTGGTCCTCGGCGATGGTCAGCCACATGTCGTTGCGGCTCTTGCCGTGGCGGCTGTGGCGGGCAAAGGCGTTGTAGTGCTTGCGCCAGCCGTCCGCCGCCGCCTGCAACTGCTCAACGCCGGTGACGCGGTGGAAGGCCAGCCTGCCCTCGAACTGCGTCTCCACCAGGTTCTGGGCCTGTTCGACCTGGCCCTTGGCGCGGGGGTTGCCCGGCAGGTGCGTCAGGTGCCGCACGCCCAGGCGGTCCAGCAGGTTCAGGAACAGACCGGAGAGGTTGGCCGAGCCCGAGTCCATCATCAGGATCCTGGGCACGCCGTGCATGGGGTCGTCCTGGCCGCGCTTGACGATGGCCGCCAGGAACACGTCCACCAGGGCCTCGGCCGTCTCGCCGCCGGTCACCACGTAGTGGACATAGAACGCGCCGGAGTAGTGGTCCGTGATCACGTAGCGCCAGACCCGCTGCCGCTCCACGCGCTTCAGGTTCTCCGGCTTGTTCTTGTAGAACTCGGACTCGGGCATGACCTTGAGGCCGCCAACCGGCAGGTAGAACAGGACGCAGATGGAGGCGTCGACCTGCCAGACATGGTTCGGGTGCTCGCTGCGCATGTGGCTGCCGGGCTTGCCCTTGGCCAGCATGGTGGGGTGGCAGCGGTGCAGGCGCATGGCGCGCGAGAGCGTGGCCGGGGACACGTCCGCGCCCCGGCCGTTCTCGTTCAGGATGTCCAGCGCCACGGTGATGGGCATGGTCTTCTTCTTGTTGCGGCGGGTGGCGCCGCGCACCAGGGCCGAGGCCTGCACGGCCATGGCCTCGGGTACGCAACTCTGCCCGCGATCGCAGCGCGTCTTGCGGCCGCTGTGGTACCCGGCCTTTTCGCGCAGGCGGCGGTAGACCTCCTGGCCGGAGCAACGCAGGAACTGCGCGGCCTCGGTCACGATGGCGGACTTGCCGCCATGCGGCGCGGCCAGAAGCCGGTCGCGCACATCGAACAGGTAGGTCGTTTCGCCAGCCGTCGCGTTCATGGGCTACTTGCCCCCGTCCAGGCCGAGATCCTGGGCAGCCAGGTCGCGCCGCCACTCGGGCCGAGCCATGCCCGCGAAGTCCACGTCGATGTTGTGGGTCTGCAGGAATTCCACGAGGCTCTCGCAGAGGAAGCGCACCGCGTTCGTGGCGTGGCCGGTGGTGGTGATGCTCAGCTCGTCGAGGGCGAGCACGTCGGCCACCTCGGCCAGGAACAGGTTGACCTCGCCCTCGGCCTTGACGCAGGCGGTGTTGATGCGCTCGGCCGCGGCCTGTTCCTGTTCCAGCTGCAGGCGGACGCGCTCGTTCGGGGGCAGGGCCTTGAGCTTGGCCAGGTCGAGGGAGACCTGGTCGAGTCGCTCGCTCTTCTCGGCGAGCAGCGTGCCCCTGGCCTCCAGGTCGGCTTCCAGATCCTCGGCCTTCTTCTTGGCGGCGGCGCGCTCGCTCTGGTGCCGGGCGGCCAGGTCCTGCAGGATGTCCAGCACCTGGTCCTTGCTCTCGGCGGCCAGGGCCTGCTTGACCAGCTCCTGCTCTGCCTGGGGCAGGGCCTTGAGGGCGGCGTAATCCGTGGCCCTGAACCCGGTCTGTTCCGCGGCCTCGTAGAGATCCGAGCCGAGAGCGTGGAGGTTGTTGACCAGGTCGCGCACGTAGCGCCCGGACTTGCCGAGGAAGACCTCGCAGAACTCGTCAAAAGTGGAAATGTATTCCGTTTTTCCGTCCTTGCCTCGGTATGGCAACCCCTTGTATTTCTTGCCCTCGCGCACCTGAACGGCGAATTGCGCGGCGGAAATATTCCCGATTCTGGCGAAGAATGTTGCGGCCTCGATGCGCCCCAAGGCCTTGTACAGCTCGGCCGCATCCATCACCGCAGCGTCCACTGCGGCCATGGTGTTCTGGGCGGCCAGGATCTCCGCACTGCGCGCCTCGGTTATCTCGGGGATGGCGGCGGCTGCGGTATTATTCGCCGTCATGGCTGGCCTCCTGGTCGACCGCGGCGCGGTCGTCCTCGTATTGCTGGATGGTGCGCTCGATGCGCTCGACCAGGTCAGGGTTGGTGGTGAGCAAGGCCAGCGCGCTTCCATCGTCCTTCGTGAGCGTGAGGTAGGTACTCTCCCGTTCCGTCATCTCCACGAACAGCGAGGCGAATGACGCGCTGAGAAGGCGGCTGGTGTCGTCTTTTGGGTCGATGATCTCGGACATGGTCTCTCCTTCTGGTTGTTAGTCCATCGCCCCAGCGGCGACACGACGGTTGATCTCGGTCATGCGGTCCTGCAGGTTGGCCATGTGGGTCACGTGGGCCTGGGCGATCTGGAGCATGGCCACGCTGTGGGCGTAGCGGCCGCTGTCCAGCCGGGTGGCGAAGCCCTCATCGATGAGCACGTCGAGCGCGCGGGAGACGTTGACCGGCGTCTCCCGCAGGGCGTCGGCGATCTCCTTGTTGGCCAGGCCGGTCAGGGTGTGGCCCTTGAGGATCTTGAGGATGCGTAGCGCGCGGCGGGCGGAGGAGGCTGTTTCTTTCATGCCTCGGTCCTCCGTGCGGCGCGCTTGGTGGGGCGCTTCGTCGCGGCCAAGTGACCGGACGGGCAGCCCTGGGCGATGAACCAGGCCCGCAGGCGGCTGGAGGACATGGTGCCCGCGATGAAGCGGTGCACGGCTCGGTTGGATATGGGGCTGTTGGCCTTGGCCACCTGAGCGGCAGTCACGCCGTTGAGGGCCATCCACGCCCGGATCTTTCTGGTGCGGTGGTTCATATTTCGGGGATCCTTTCGAGTACGGCCTTGAGCTTCCTGCTGCGCGCGCGGCCCTCGGCGGTGATGCGGCCCAGCTCGTAGTACGGGGCCTGCTGGTGGTTCAGCACCAGGATCCCGGCCGCCTCCAGGGCAACCTGCAGGAAGCTCGTGCAGTTGGTGATGACGGCCAGGGCCGCGGCGTACTCGAGCGGCATGGCGCGGTCGTCCTTGTTCGGGGCGACCCAGTTGTCGATCTGGAAGTGGGAGACAGGCTCGCCGACGAGGCGGGAGAGTTCGTCGGCCACGGCCTCGTGCGACAGGCCGCATCTGCGCAGGGCGACCCTAAGCTCTTCCTTGACAGCCTCTTTGGTCCGCAGGCTGCCGGTTCTGTGCTTCCGGGAGGGCAGCTCGGACAGCGGAAGGGTCAGCTGGACCAGGTTTCGGTCTGGCTTTGTCCTCGTCTTAGACATTGCACCCTCGGTTGATCGCGGTTAAGAAGTGGCTAAGAGGTTCCGTTTTCGAACCTCGGCAGACATTTCTTACGTCTATGGCGTAAACAATGTCAAGCTCAACCGTTCACTTTTTTCAAACCGAGACGTATTTGCAAAAGCTTCCACCTACAGACCCCCGGCCAGATGCCGAAGATCTCCCCGCCTTTGATGAGGTGATGGGCCGACTCGCGGCATACGGAATCAAGAACCAGTCTGCGTTGGCGCGCGAACTGGATGTCAGCCCGTCCAGCGTTTCCGACGCCAAGGGACGTGGGACTTTCCCCCTCGCCTGGGCATTAAGCCTGGCACGAAAGAATAGTGTGAGCCTTGACCTTATACTTGGACTCCCGACTGAAGAGCGCAATAGGCTTGCGCACGGCCTGCCGCCCAATGTTGCCAGGAGCATGGCTCAGCCGGAGCGCCTGCGGCATTTGCGCATTGACCCCGCCGCCGCCGGGCGCATTCTGTCCCCACAGAGCGCCGTGGCCATTGACGGCCTGATCATGGTGCCCAAGGTGGCGGCCCGACTGTCCGCCGGAGGCGGGAGCTTCGAGGCCAGCGCGGAGGTCAAGGGCCATTACGCCTTCCGCGAGGAGTGGCTGCGAGCCAAGGGGATCCCCGAGGACATGGTCCTGATGGAGGTCTCCGGTGATTCGATGGAGCCCGAGCTGCGCGACGGTGACACGGTGCTCATCAACCAGGGCCAGGTGGACGTCCTGGCCGGCAAGGTCTATGCGGTTGGCATCGAGGACACGGTGGTTGTAAAGCAGCTCGAGCGGCGGCCCGGAGCGCTCATACTGCGCAGCACCAACCCGGCCTACTCGCCCATGGAGATAGACATGCGCGGGGATCTGGCGGACACGGTGCGCATCATTGGCCGGGTTATCTGGTGGTGCCACGAGGCACGATAACAGCGGGAGGATTGCATGGCCTTGATTCAATGCCCGGATTGCAAAGAGCAGCTTTCGGATTCCGCTCCGGCATGCCCCAAGTGCGGGAGGCCCATGCCCGACGCCAAGCCTCCGAAGAAAAAAATCGGGTGGAAGCACTACGCCATCCTTGCAGTGGCGGTTCTTGCCATTGCCTCTCTGCTACGTTCCCGTCTTCCCAGCGATGCGAGCCCTGGCGCCAACGCAACCCAGGCCATGGCCGAGCGGAAGATGGACAAGGCCAAGGAGAAGCTTCAGAAGCGGCTCGAAAAGCAGATGACGTCGACCGGCAAGAGCGGCCTCGATGCCGACTGCACGCCCCCGCAGCTCTACCGGGAGTATAACGCCAACGAGGTCGCTGCCGACGCAAAGTATAAGGGCAAGTGGATCAGGGTCCAGGGCCGGGTGCAGTCCGTGGCAAAGGATTTCACCAATGCGCCCTACCTGAACTATGACGTTGATGGCTATGGCGTTGCTCATGTGCGCGCAAATTTGTTTGACGTGCAGGTCAAGGATGGCACCGGAGCAAATGATTTCACCACATGCACCGTGGCCGAAAAGGTCGCAGCCTTTAAGCCCGGGCAGAAGGTGGTAGTTGAATGCTTGGGCAAGGGAATGATTCTGTCTATGCCAGTGCTGGAACAATGCCTGGTCGTTGATGAGCTGACCAAATAGCCACACCTCCCGCCTCTTTTCCCCGGGCCGCCTCTTGGCGGCCCGGGCCGTTCTAGCCGCCAAATCTCTCCGCAGAAACTAATGTCCATTACAAGACTCGTCCGCGCTCCGGCTCTAGTGTCGGGCCTTCGCGCGCGCCCAAAGGGTGCGCACCGGGCGCTCTCCTTCGCCTCGCTCCGCTGCCGTCAGGATGGTCCTGGCGGCGGCGGGGCACCGGAGGAGGCCCAACCTGGAGGCTCCTCATGGAACGCATCAAGGCTCTCTTTTTCGCGGCCACCACCTGGCTGCTTAGCAAACTCCCGCGCATGACCGGAACCGCCATCGCGGCCTCTCTCGCTCTGGCCGGCCTGTACTGCATCGCACCGCACCGCATGGATCTGGCCTTGTACAAAATCTCGTTCGTGCCGCTGGCCGGCGTGGTCGTGTACTGGACTTTGCGCGAGCTGGCCCCGGACTGCCGCCCCAGCAAGTTCCTGCTGCCCGCGGATGAAAATGGGTTCCGCGCCGTCAAGCCTGGTTGCGAGCAGCTCTACATGTTCGCAGTCACCGTCCAGGTGGTGATGACGGTCGCGGGCATGTACGTCATGGCGATCGGGCTGTGACCATGCGACGGCCCCCCGATACCCTCTCGGCGGCGCTGCTGGGCACCCTCATCATCGTGACCGTGCTGGCCCTGTGCGCGCCCTTCGCGCATGCGCAGGGCGTGCCGCGCCAGGCCGAGCGCTATCGACCCCAGCTGGTCAGGTCCGCGCAGTACGTGTTCGGCCTGGATGCGCCCGTGGCCGTCTTGGCGGCCCAGGTGCAGCAGGAGAGCGGCTGGGACACCAACGCCCACAGCGCCTATGCCGCAGGCCTGGCGCAGTTTACTCCGGCGACGGCGAAGGACATGGCCAGGCTCTACCCGGCCGACCTGCGCAACCCGGTGCCGACCGACCCCCGCTGGGCTCTCTTGGCGCTCTGCCGGTATGATCTCCAGCTTTACAGTTCCTGCGGCTACGCGGGCACTGATCTGGACCGCTGGGCCTTTGCGCTCAGCGGGTACAACGGCGGCCCGGGCTGGGTAATGCGCGACCGTGCCAAGGCCAGGGCCGCAGGGCTGGACCCCGCCATCTGGTGGAACAGCGTCGAGCTGGTCAACGCAGGCCGGGCCCCGGAATTCTGGAAGGAGAACCGGGGCTATCCCCGGCGCATCCTGCTGTTGCTCTTGCCGGTCTACGTCAAGGCCGGGTGGGGCCAGGGAGTGAGGCACTGATGAACGGAGCCGCGCGCATCGCTGCCGAACGCGGACAGCACGAGGCCAAGGGCTATACGCCGGAGCATGATGCCCGGCTCGCGCCCGGCGAGCTGGCCCAGGCTGCGGCCTGCTACCTTGCAGTGGATCTGGAGCCCCTTGTCCGGCTGCGCTGGCCTTTTCCTCCCGTGGAGTTCAAGCGCACGAGTTTTCCGTATCCGACCGTGCGCGATCTGGAAAAGGGCGGGGCCCTGGCGGCAGCCGCCATTGACGCGCAGCTGGCGCGGGAGGTGGGACGGTGAGCAAGCACCAGTTCCATAAAATTGCGAAGCTCCGCTGGAAAAGATCGAGGAGCAAACGGGCCGATCGCAACAACACCCAACCGTCCATGATTGACCGTTTCATGGCTTTCATTCGGGGGTGAGCTGATGTGGAGCTTCATCAAGTCCTGGGGCGGCATGGCCCTGAGCTGGTTCGCTGGCATTAACCTCACGCCCTGGCTGCTGATCCTGGCCCTGCTCGGCACGCTGGGCGGCGGCTGGTGGGGCTGGAGCCATGGCTCGGCCAGCGCCCGCAACGAACTGCAGGCGGAGTACCAGAAGAACCTGGCCGACGCCACGCGCGAGGCTATGACCAAGCAGAGGGCCGCCCAGGCGTTCGCCAACGACTTGGCCGCCCAGCTCATCACCACCAAGCGCGACATCGAGACGCAGCGCAACAGCCTGCGCGGGAGGATTGTCTATGTCACTCGTGAGATCCCTGCTGATTGTGGCCTGCCTCCTGGTGCTGTGGAGCTGTGGAACGCGGCCCGGCGCCTGTCCGCCCCCGGTGTGCCCCAAGCCGGTGCCTCCGGCCGAGCTGATGGACCGGCCGCCGCCGCCGCCCCTGCTGGCTCCGGGCAGGGCAACGCAACCGTAGCCGATGCCATCGCGGACCACGTGGACTACGTGAGCTGGTGCGAGGGCGTGGTGTCCCAGCGGGACAGGCTTCAAGATCTGATCAGGGGGTGGGCACAATGACCGTTTCCGAATTTGCCTCCACGGCCCAGGCCTGGACGCTGGTGATCATGACCCTGCTGGGCATTGTGCAGGCTCTGATCGCCTGGGCGCTGTGGAGCGTGCGCAAGGCTTTTGTCACCACCAAGCAGTGCGAGGCGAACCGCGCGGGTTGCCAAAAAACCATCGGGGACAAGATCGCCAAGCAGGAGGCGACCGCCGTGGCCCTGCATGACAAGGTCTCCAACTCCACGCCCAAAGAAGAGGCCGCGGCCCTGGCCACACAGGTGGAGGTGGTACGCGGCACCATCAACACGCTCCGGGCCACGGTGGAGGGCTTGAGCGAGCTGCTGATCCGCGCCGAGCGCCAGTTGGGCCTGCTCATGGAACATCATCTCAGGGGAGGTAAGGCGTGAACAGCTTTCCGCGACTTGTGGAGGCGGACCGCCGCCTGCTGATACTGCGCCTGCTGGCGGAGGATCCCGGCTACCAGCTCAACGTCTACGTGCTGCGCCCGGCGCTGGACGCCATGGGCCACACCGTGAGCCATGACAAGGTGGCCACGGACCTGGCCTGGCTGGCCGAGCAGGGCCTGGTCACCATGAGCCAGGCCTCGGACGTGACCGTGGGCAAGCTCACCTCGCGTGGTGCGGACGTGGCTGCCGGGCGCGCCACCGTGCCCGGAGTCAAGCGCCCCGAGCCGGGAGCGTAGCCATGCCGCGCAAATCCTCTGTCCGCCGTCTGCCGCCGGAGATCCGCGAGCAGATCGGCAAGCTCATCGACGAAGGCCGCACGCTCGACGAGATCACCGAGCACCTGCAGCAGCTGGGCGCGGAGGTGTCCCGCTCGGCCCTGGGCCGCTACAAGCAGCGGTTGGACAAGGTGGGTGAGCAGCTGCGCCGTTCGCGCGAGGTGGCCGAGGCGCTCGTGGCCAAGCTGGGCTCGGCTCCGGAGTCCAAGTCCTTGCGGCTCAATGTGGAGCTGATGCACGGGCTGTTCCTGGACCTTGCGCTCAAGGCTCAAGAGGCCATCGACAACAGCGCAGACGGGGAAGGCAAGGGCGTGATCCTGGCGCCCATGGACGCCATGCTGCTGTCCAAGGCCCTGGACCACCTGGCACGCGCCAGCAAGCAGGACGCCGAGCTGGTGACCAAGATCCGCGAGCAGGCGGCCAAGGAGGCCCAGGCCAAGCTCGACAAGGCCGTGGATGCCGCCACGGTCGAAGCCAAGCGCGACGCCGCCCTGACCCCGGCGCAGATCCTGGAGCGCGTCAAGGCCATCTATCGCGGGGAGGCGTAGGCCGTGGGCGAACAACTGCTGCTGCCAAAGCCGCAGGGCATCCTCCTGCCCTATCAGCGCCGCTGGGTGGACGACACGTCCCGCTTCAAGATCGGCATGTTTGCGCGTCAGACCGGCAAGACTTTCACCAACACCGAGGAGATCGCCGAGGACATCCTGGGGCACGACGTGCGCAGCGCGCGCACTCGCTGGGTGATCCTCTCCCGTGGCGAGCGCCAGGCCAAGGAGGCCATGGACGAGGGGCTCAAGCTGCACCTGCGCGCCATGGGCTGCGCCTTCGACGCCCTCGACGACACGGACTCCGGCTACCGCTACGAGGACGGCTCGAGCATCAAGGCGCAGGAAGTTGTATTGCGCCACGGCTCGCGTGTCACGGCCCTGCCAGCCAACCCGGACACCGCGCGCGGTTACTCGGCCAACGTGCTGCTCGACGAGTTCGCCTTCCACCGTGATTCGCACGCCATCTGGAAGGCCCTGTTCCCGGTCATCTCCAAGCCCGAGCTCAAGCTGCGCATCGCCAGCACGCCGAACGGCAAGGGCAACAAGTTCTTTGAGCTGATGACCGGCACGGACACACGCTGGAGCCGCCATATCGTGGACATTTACCAGGCCGTGGCCCAGGGCCTGGACCGCGACATAGCCGAGCTGCGCGAGGCCCTGAACGACGAGGACGCCTGGCAGCAGGAGTACGAGCTGAAGTGGCTGGACGAGGCCTCGGCCTGGCTGTCCTATGAGCTGATCAATAGCTGCGAACATGACCGCGCCGGGCAGCCGGATGCCTACCTGGGCGGCCCGTGCTTCATCGGCGTGGACATCGGCAGGCGCAAGGACCTCTTTGTCATTTGGGTGCTCGAGGTCGTGGGCGACGTGCTCTGGACGCGCGAGGTCATCGCCCGCCAGCGCATCAAGTTCAGTGAGCAGGACGCCCTGCTGGCCGAGGTGTTCGAGCGCTACCGCGTGATCCGCTGCTGCATGGACCAGACCGGCATGGGCGAGAAGCCGGTGGAGGACGCGAAGAGCGCGCACGGCAATCTGCGCGTGGAGGGCGTGCTCTTCACCGTGCCGAACAAGCTGACCCTGGCCACCACCGGCAAGGAGGCCTTCGAGGACCGGCGCATCCGCATTCCGCTGGGCGACAAGGACATCCGCGCCGACCTGCACAAGCTGCAGAAAGTGTCCGGGCCGACTGGCGCGCCGCGCTTCGTGGCCGAGTCCGACGCCGATGGCCACGCCGACCGCACCTGGGCCTGTTTCCTGGCCCTCAACGCAGCCGGGCAGAAGTCCGGTCTGCAGACCTGGGAGAAGCTCGGCAATGGGTAGACGCAAGGATCACCGCCCCGGCGGCAAGAAGTTCATGGACGGGTTCGAGAACATCCCCGCGCGCCTGGGCCTGGGGCAAAGCAACCAGCTCGGCCAAGGCACCTACACCCTGGGCAACCAGCTGACGCGCAACCGCACCGAGCTGGAGGCCATGTACCGCGACTCCTGGATCGTGGGCCGCATGGTGGACGTGGTGGCCGAGGACATGGTGCGCGGCGGCCTGGGCATCCGCGCCCAGATGCCGCCCGGCGACGTGGACCTGCTGCTGCGCTACATGCGCCGCACCGGCGTGCAGGCCCGGCTGTCCGATGGCATCAAGTGGGGCCGCCTGTACGGCGGCGCCCTGGCCGTGATCCTGCTGGACGGCGAGGACCCGGCCACCCCGCTTGAGCTGGCGCACATCCAGAAGGACAGCTTCAAGGGGCTGCACGTGCTGGACCGCTACATGGCGGTGCCCGGAACTGAGCGCATCACCGAGCTTGGGCCCATGCTCGGTTATCCCCAGCACTACGGCGTCTACACGGCGGAGCAAACCATCGGGCTGAATATCCACCACAGCCGGTGCATCCGCCTCATCGGTGTGGAGCTGCCCTACTGGCAGCGCAAGACCGAGCTGGACTGGGGCGCGTCCGTGGTCGAGCGCGCCCATGACCGCATCCTGGCGCTCGACAGCGCCACCCACGGCAGCGCCAACCTAATGATGCGCTCCTATCTGCGAGTCTTCGGCATCAAGAACCTGCGCGAGATCCTGGCCTCCGGCGGCGCGGCGGAGACGGCCCTGCACAAGATGTTCGCCATGATCAGGACCATGCAGACCAACGAAGGCCTGACCATTCTGGACAGCGAGGATACCTTCCAAACCCACAGCTGGACCTTTGCCGGGGTGTACGACGCCCTGCAGGCCTTTTGTGAGCAGATCGCCGGGGCCACGGGGATCCCGCTGGTGCGCCTGCTGGGCCAGAGCCCCAAGGGTTTCAGCACCGGCGAGAGCGACCTGCGCACCTACTACGACACCATCGCCACCCAGCAGGACGACGACCTGCGCCCGGCATACGAAAAGCTGTTGCCGATCCTGAGCATGAGCCTCTGGGGCAAGCCCCTGCCCGAGGGTTGGGACTTCGACTTCAACAACCTGTGGCAGCCGTCGGAGACGGACAAGGCCACCATCGCCACGGCCGACGCGCAGAACGTGGCCGGGCTGTACACTGCCGGGCTTGTCAGCGAGTCCGAGGCCAAGGCCGAGCTGCGCGACGCGGGCCGCACCACCGGCCGCTGGACCAACATCACGGACGAGGCCATCCAGGCGGCCAAGGCTGCGGAGACCGCGCCGACCCCGCCGGAACTGGATCAGCCCGACCAGGCTGTGGCTGGCCAGGAACCTGGAAAGGCGCCGGCGTGAGTGATGGGGTAAAGGATCCCGCTCCGAAGGCCTGGCGCAAGCCCTGGGCCTGGAAGGACGTGGCCGCCGCCAAGCAGGGCCGCCAGCTCTTCCGGCCCTCTCGCGCGGCCGAGAAAGCCTACCATGGCCAGCTCACGGACGTGGCCCGCAAGGTGGCCCAGGTGCTGGACGCGAGCCCGAGCCCGCAGCACGCGGCCAAGCAGCTCGCCGCCTATGCAAAGGCCCTGGAGCCCTGGGCCCGGCAGGCTGCGGCGAACATGGTCCGCCGCGTGACCCAGAAGAATGACGACTCCTGGCGCGAGGCCGCGGACCGCTGGGGTATCGACCTGCGCGGCATGCTTGACGCGGACGTGAGCCAGGTGGTGCAGGAACGCATCGAAGCCAACGTCACGCTCATCACGTCCATTCCGGGCCAGGCCGCCACGCGCGTGGGCGAGCTGGCGCAGGAAGCCCTGTTTTCCGGAACCCGGGCCGAGGATCTGGCCGCCCAGATCAAGGCCGTGGGCGAGGTGAGCCACAACCGGGCCAAGGTCATCGCCCTCACCGAGATCAGCAAGGCCGGCACGGCGCTCACCCGCACCCGGGCCGAGTCCGTGGGCAGCGAGGGCTACATCTGGCGCACCGCGCGCGACGGCCGCACTAGGGCCAGCCACGCGGCCATGGAGGGCAAGTTCGTCCGCTGGGACGATCCGCCCACGCTGGATGGCATGACCGGCCACGCCGGCGAATTTCCCAACTGCCGCTGCTACCCCGAGCCCGTGATCTCCGACTCCGACGGCGAGGAGATCCAGAGCACCATGCCCACGCGCAAGGAGGAGGAGGCCAGCGGCGAGCATGTTCTGCGAAGCCAGTGGGAGCGCCAGGCGGCCAGCCCGGTGGTGCCGCACCAGCTGCGCGAGCCGCTGCCCAACGTGGAGCGCGCCAGCTTCGCGCCGGAGAAGCTGACGACCTACTCGCTTGACCCTGACCATGAGACAGGCCGGCACAAGGCCCGTGTCTGGAAGCGTGCGCTGGGCATCGAGAAAAAAGATGCAGCCCTGGTGCAGGAACAGATCATGGCCCAGCTGGACAGGCTGCCGGCCAGGCGCCACGGAGAGCCGGACGAGCACGGGGAGAAGTTCAACGTCACGGTCCCGGTGACCGGCCCGAACGGCAGGACAGTTGACGTGACCACCTCCTGGATATACGACCGGAACAAGGCGACAGGCAGAAGCCAGTCCACCGTTCCGCGCATGATCAACTGCTACGTGAAGGACTAGCCAGTGGGCACCTACAGGGAATCTCAGACCGTCCGCATCATCCAGCCGCAGACCGGCGTGGACGTGTTCGACGCGTCCGTCAAGCGGCCGCTGCCGGCAGGCCAGCTCGGCACGGTTGTCTATGTGTATGGGAAAGGCTCGGCGTACGAGGTGGAAGTCATCCTCGGCAGCAAGAACGCAGAGGGCTTCATCGACCACCCTCAGTATTGCACGCTCACCCTCACCCCTGACCAGGTGGTGCCCGCGAACTGATTTTTGCCCCAGGCCGCAGCCACGGCCCGGACCCTGGCCGATGAGCCGCCGATAGGGTCGCCCTGCTGGCCAAGGGCGTTTACGAACGTTTTTAAACGCGCTTCCGGGGCGGCTCGAACCAGCCGCTGAACACCCCGACCCGACCTCTCTCCCCTCTCCCCCCCTGCGCGATTCTTAATGCGGCTTACAAGACCATGCCCGCCTGCCATTGTAGACAGGCGGCATGCGCTACCTTTTCGCTAGCAAACTCTCTGAGCACATCCTTGAGACCCCCGAGGGCTACCTGCTGTGCCTGGACGTGCCCATCGCCCGCACTGGCGTGATGGAGTACCGGGCCGACAGCTTCCCCGAAGACTTCTCTATTGAGGCCGGGCCCGACGGCCGGATCCTCGTGACACGTCTGCCCGAGGACGTGTTCGCGCCCGAGGCTATGGCCTCGCTTGAGGGCAAGCCCACGACCATTGACCACCCGGACGACGACGTGACTCCCCTGACATGGAAGGAGCTGGCCCGAGGCCACGCCCAGAACCTGCGCCAGGGGACGGGAGCCGAGTCCGACCTTTTGCTCGCCGATCTGCTCATCAATGACAAGGAGGCCATCGACCTGGTGCGTGGGGGCCTGCGGGAAATCTCCTGCGGGTATGACGCGGACTATGAGCAGGAGGCACCCGGCAGGGGCTGGCAGCGGAACATCCGGGGCAACCACATCGCTCTGGTGCGCCGGGGCCGTTGTGGCCCGCGCTGCAAGATCAACGACAACCACGAGGGAAACATGAGCACCACCAAGACGAAGACGAGCTTCTCGGACCGGCTGCTGGCCGCGCTGGGCTCGGCCAAGGCGCGCCGCGTTCTGGACGAAGCCATGGCCGAAACGCCCGAAGACAAGCCCAAGACCGCGCCCGCGGACGGCGACAAGACCGCCCCGGCCACGGACGAGGGCGAAGACCGCATGGCCGCGCTTGAGGCCAAGGTCGACGAGCTGGGTCTGCTGCTGCGCCAGCTGCTCAAGGGCGAGCAGGCCGAGGCGGCCACGGACAACGACGACGCCGGGGCTGGCACTGAGGACGAGGAGGATCCGGGCAAGGTCACCAAGGACGAGGACCAGCCGGAGAATGGCGGCACCAAGACCGGTGACAGCGCCGGCGGCAAGCGCCGCGCCCGCACCACGGACACCCGCACGGTTGACGCGGACACCAAGGCCCGCGCGGCCATCCTGCACCCCGGCCTGCAGGTGCATGACAGCGACAAGGGCTGCACCGTGAAGCGCGCCGCCCTGCGCATGGCCATGAAGGACAGGGCCGTGGACGCCGTGCTCCAGGCCGCTCTGCGCGGCAGCACCCTGGACTCCTGCGACTGCGTCACCCTGGACGCCGCCTTTGTGGCCGCCTCCGAGGTGGCCAAGGCCCGCAACAACACCCGCACCGGCGACGCCTTGTCCAATGCGCACGCCACGATCACCGACTTCGGCAAGGCCACGAGCCCGGCGGACATCAACGCCGCCAACGCCGCATTCTACAAGAAGGGGTAAATCATGAGCAACGCCATCCTGTTCCGGATGTCTTCCGGCTTTGCGGGCGACGTGACCCGCAAGGAATTCAGCGTCATCGAACCCGGCATCCTCGGCGCGGACGCGGCCCTCGGAGCGGCCCTGAAGCTCTCCGCCGGCAAGCTCGTCCCGTTCACCGGGGGCGAGACCGCTGCCGACCTCTACGGCTTCCTGGTGCGGTCCTACCCGACCCAGGGCAGCATTTCCGGCCTGACCGCCGCGGGCAAGGTGCCTTCGGGCTCGGTCTGCGACGTGCTGCGCATCGGCTACATGAACGCGCTCCTGGCTCGCGGCAGCGCGGTCAAGGGCGCCAAGGCCTACCTCCGCGTGGTGGCCGACACCGGCAAGCTCGTGGGCGACATCGAGGCCGCCTTGGATCCTGCTGTGAAGTCCATCGCCGGCGCGGCCGTGGAAGGCAATGCCGGCAACAGCACCATCGGCACCCTGGTCGTTGCGGCCAAGGCCAAGGTGGGCGTCCACAACGTGACCTTCACCGCAGCCACGGCCTTTGACGTGACCGACCCGGACGGCCTGCCCATGGGCAGCGGCGCCAGCGGCACCCCGTTCTCGGCCGGCGGCATCACCTTCACCATCACGGCCGGGTTGACGCCCAACGAGGCGGACGACGCCTTCACCGTGACCGTGACCGAGGCCGCTGCCAAGACCATCGCCCTGCCTGCGGACTTCATGGGCGAGGCGGACGCCGACGGCATCGTCGAACTCGCCATCAACATCTAAGGGGGAAGGAACCATGTTCAGAACCTACGACGCTGAAACCATCCGCTCTGCGGGCGCCTTCCTGGTGGGCGAGCTTGAACGGCTTGACCCCACGCTCAACATGCCCCTGGCCAATGTGACCTGGGGCCGCGACATGGAGCTGCGCGAAGACGTGGCCATCTCTGACGAGGCCACCTCGTTCGTCAACACCGTGCTCGCAGCCGCGGGCGGCACCAAGACCACGGGCAAGAACTGGGTCGGCCCCAAGTCCACGGTCATCCCCGGCATCGCGCTCGGCACCAACAAGACCACGCTGCCCATGCGCCTCTGGGGCATGGAGCTGGGCTACACCATCATCGAGCTGGCCAAGTCCCAGAAGCTTAACCGGCCCATCGACGCCCAGAAGCTGGAGGGCCTGCGCCTGAAGCACAACATGGACGTGGACGAGCAGATCTACATCGGCGACGTCGAGATGGACTGCACCGGCCTCCTGAACAACCCGGACATCGACCCCGCGGACATCACCTCCGAGTGGGACGAGGAGACCGATCCGAAGGTCATCCTGACCGACATCAACGGCGTCATCGAGTCGACCTGGAGGCAGTCCGGCTATGCGGTCTGCCCCACGCACCTGCTGTTGCCGCCCACCAAGTTCGCCCTGCTGGTGAACCCCGTGACTTCGGCTGGCAGCGTTTCCATCCTGGAGTACGTGGCCAGGAACTCCATCTCCAACCAGATCAACGGCCGGCCGCTGGAGATCAACCCGCTCAAGTGGCTCACCGACCGCGGCGTGGGCGCCGACGATGCGGCCGTGGACCGCATGGTGGCCTACACCAAGAGCAAGCAGTACGTGCGCTTCCCCATGGTGCCGCTGCAGCGCACCCCGCTGGAGTATCGCGGGCTGCAGCAGCTCTGCACCTACTTCGGCACCCTCGGCGAAGTGGAGTTCGTGTACCCGGAGACCGTGGGCTACGGCGACGGCCTCTAGGCCTGCAACTGCAATCAGCACGGCGGCCCCTGGCAGCAGGGGCCGCTTTTCCAAAGGAGTCGACATGCCCAGGATCCTCGTCACCAAGTACTTCGAGGCGCGCTTCCAGTCCGGCAAGCCCCGCCGCAAGTTCCCCATCGGCGAGCATCTGCTGACCCAGGAAGAGCTGGACTACTGGTTCGTGCAGCGCAAGATCAACAGCGGCCAGGCCACGATCCTGACGGATCTGGGCGAGGATCTCGCGCCCGGCCAAGCTGACCAGGCTGACCAGGTCGACCAGGCTGACCAGGTCGGGCTGCCCCAGGCCGACATCGAGGATGAATTTCTCCAGGCCATGAACCGCCCCCTGGACGCTGCGCCCCCCGCTACCGCGCCGTCCGGCGGCCAGAAGCCCGAGGCCGCCAAGCCCGCCAAGGCTTTGGCTGCCAAGCCGGTCCAGGCCAAGCCCAAGGCCAAGGCCCCCGAGGCCAAGGCCCAGCCCAAGGCGGCTCCTGCCAAGAGCAAGGGCCCGGCCAAGGGCAAGGGCAAGTAGATGGACGCTGCGGCCTTCCGTGCAGCCTTCCCCGCCTTCACCGAGGCGCTGTACCCGGATGCCCGGGTGAGCTTCTGGCTCGCCGTGGGCTCCAAGCGGATCAGCGCCGAGCGCTGGGACAATCTGTACGAGCATGGCCTATGCCTCTACGCCGCGCACAACCTGACCCTGGAGCGCGCCGCGTCGCTTGACCCCACCGGCGTGGGCGGCATGAGCGCCGCGGCCGGGCCGGTGACGTCCGAGTCCAAGACCGCGGGCCCCGTGTCCAAGAGCAAGGGCTACAGCCAGGCCACCACGGCCATGATGAACGCCGGGCAGTGGAACGCCACCATCTACGGCCAGCAGTTCTACTCGCTGCTGCAGCTCATCGGCGCAGGAGGCCTGGTCGTATGAAGTCCAGCGTCACGGTCAAGGTCGACAGGTCTAAGACCCTGGAGGCTTCGCTCAAGCTGCTGGCCAGCCAGGAGGTGCTCGTGGGCATCCCGTCAGACAAGGGCCAGCGCAAGGCCGAGCCGGGCGAGGACGCGGCCATGAGCAATGCCGAGATCGGCTACATCCAGGAGACCGGCAGCCCGGCCCGGAACATCCCGGCCAGGCCGTTCCTCATCCCCGGCATCCGCAAGGTCCGCGAGGCGATCGTGGCCCAGCTGCGCGCCGCGGGCAAGGCGGCCCTGGACGGCAACGAGCGCGGTGTGATGACGGCCCTGACCAAGGCCGGGCTCCTCGGCCAGAACAGCGTGCGCAATACGTTTGTGGACAACGACTGGCCAGCCCTGGCCGAGTCGACCCTGGACAAGCGCACCCCGGCCACGCGCGGGGAGAACGGCAAGATCCTGCGGCGCGGCAAGTCGCGGCGTGAGCGCGGCACCATCAACCCGCTCATTCTGTCCGGTCAGCTGCGCAAGGCCATCTCTTTCATCGTGCGCAAGAGGAAGGGCTAGACCATGGCCATGGACATGTCCGACGTGCTGCTTGACCCCGAGCTGGTGAGGACCATCCCGGTGACGCGCGCCACGGAGACCGTGGATACCAAGGGCCGCACCCAGCTGGCGACACGGAGTTTCACTGTGCAGGGCGTGGTCTACCCAGCCACGGAAGAGCAGCTCCAGCGCCTGGCCGAAGGCGACCGCAGCAACGAGACCATCGCGATCCTCACGGCCACGCCGCTGACCGGCGGCGACGACACCCACGCGCCGGACACCGTGACCTGGAAGGGCGGCACCTACAAGGTCAAGGGCGTCTTCGATTGGACAGAGTACGGCTACTGCGAGGTCCTGGCCGTCTCCGACACCATGCAGGGCAAGGGGGTCGCGTGAGCGTCATCGTCAACACCAGCGCCACCGGAGGCTACCTGAGCCCGAGCAGCTCGCCGAGCACGGAGATCCAGCTCGAGGATGTGCTGCACGATGCGCTGGCCGGCATCACCGGCCTGGCCGCCACCAAGGTCCGGCCGCGTTGGCAGGCCAACCCGCCCAAGCAGCCGGGCCACACCGTGGACTGGTGCGCCTTCGGGATCCAGGAGGACGAGCCGGACCAGTACTCGGCCGTGCTCCACGACGGATCGGCCGCGGAGGGTGAAGGCACGGACACGGTGATCTCGTGGGAGAGCCTGGTTGTGCTGGTCTCCTTCTATGGGCCCAACGCCTGGAACCTGGCTGGCCGGCTGCGCGCCGGGCTGGCCATCGAACAGAACCGCGCGCCCCTGCGCGCCGCCGGCCTGGCCTTGGGCGAGGTCGGCAGAAGGACCAAGGCTCCCGAGCTGGTGAACAACACCTGGCTCGAGCGCGTGGACCAGCCCCTGCTGCTGAGGAACGAATCGCGCCGGACGTACGGCGTGAAGAACATCGTGTGCGGATCCGTCGCGATCGAGACCGACACCGGGCTCTTCGTGCAAACCACCCCCATGACTTAGGAGGGGACCTATGGCAACCGGACTTTCAGTCAACCGCGTGATCAACGTCCAGGTCAACCTTGCGCCCAAGGCGGCCCCCCGCCGCAGCTTCGGCGTGCTGTGCATCGCCGGGGACACTGACGTCATCGACGGACAGGAGCGCCTGCGCACCTATTCCGGCATCGAGGGCGTAGGCGCGGACTTCGGCATGACCGATCCCGAGTACCTGGCGGCCGAGCTGTACTTCTCGCAGTCGCCCCGGCCCAAGACGCTGATGGTCGGCCGCTGGCTGCGCACGGCCACGGCGGCCATCCTGGGCGGCGGCACGGTGGAGACCCTGATCACCGCCTGGACGGCCATCAGCACCGGCGCCATGAAGATCACCGTGGGCGGCGTGCTCAAGAGCCTCACGGCCATGGACTTCAGCCTGGTGGAAAGCATGGACGGCGTGGCCGCGGTCATCAACGCCAAGCTGACGGCCAACGGCGCGGCCTGCACCTGGGACGGCGCCAAGCTCGTCATCACCAGCACGGCCACCGGCGCTGCCGCCAGCCTGGGCTATGCCGCCGCGCCCAGCACGGGCGTGGACATCAGCACCATGACCGGCCTGACCGAGGCCCTGGCCCTTGACCCGATCGCGGGCTTCGACGCCGAGAGCCCGGCCGAGTGCGCCGCCGCCCTGGCGGACATCTCGGCCGAGTGGTACGGCCTGGTCTTCGCCGCCGCCACCATGCCCACGGTGGACGAAAGCGTGGCCGTGGCCGCCTTCATCGAGGCCGCCAGCAAGAGCCGGCTCGTGGGCTTCACCGTCACTGATCCGCGCTGCCTCACCGCCGCGTACACCGATGACCTGGGCTCCCGGCTCAAAGCTCTGGGCTACCGGCGCTGCCCCTGGCAGTACAGCTCCAAGAGCCCCTACGTCATGGCCTCGTTCTTAGGCCGCGCCTTCTCCGTGAACTTCGACGGCAGCATGAGCTGCCTTACCATGAAGTTCAAGCAGGAGCCCGGCGTCATCGCCGAGACCCTGACCGAGACCCAGGCCAATGTGCTGGCTGCCAAGCGCGGCAACGTGTTCGTGAACTACGACAACGACACGGCCATCATCGAGGAAGGCGTGGTGCCCTCGGGCGCGTTCTTCGACGAGATCCACGGCCTGGACTGGCTGGAGAACGCCGTGCAGACCAACTGCTGGAACATCCTCTACCAGAGCCAGACCAAGGTGCCCCAGACCGAGAGCGGCGTGACGCAGCTCCTGAACGGCGTGGCCCAGGCCATGAAGCAGGGCGTGAAGAACGGCCTCATCGCCCCGGGCCAGTGGAACGGCGACGGCTTCGGGCACCTGAACCCCGGCGATTACCTGCCCAAGGGCTGGTACAGCTACTCGCAGCCCATCGTTGACCAGGCCCAGAGCCAGCGCGAGGCGCGCAAGGCTCCGCCCATCCAGAGTGCTGTCAAGCTCGCCGGGGCCATCCACTCCGCAGACATCATGATCACCGTGAACCGCTAGGCCAGGAGGAACACCATGCCTGCATATTCGCTTCTTGACGTCTCTGTCAGCATCGACGGCCCCGGCGGCATGTTCGCCATCGACGGCACCGGCCTGGCGGAAGAGGGCATCAACATCGAGCCCGTGGGCGACCTGAACACCATGACCGCGGGCGGCGACGGCGAGGTCATGCACTCGCTCTCGGCCGCCAAGACCTGCACCGTGACCATCAAGCTGCTCAAGACGAGCCCGACCAATGCCAGGCTCATGAGCATGTGCAACTTCCAGCGCGCCAGCAGCGCCCGCCATGGGATGAACGCCTTCATTGTGCGCGACAGCGCCCGCGGGGATCTGCACGTGGTGTCCGAGGCGGCCTTCAAGAAGGTCCCGCCCATCGGCTACGCCAAGGAAGGCGGCCTGGTGGAGTGGGTCTTCGACGGCGGCAAGTGGGAGCCGATGCTGGGCGGCGAGAGCGTTCTCGACCTGCTGCTCTAGGAGGTGTCCATGGGACGTGAATTCGAGGTTGGCGGCCAGACCTACCGCGCCGAGAAGCTGGATGTCTTCATGCAGTTCCGGGTGTCGCGCCGGCTGGCGCCCCTGCTTGTCGGGCTCATGAAGACCGGGAAGATCGGCAAGCGCGGGCTGGACGTAAAAGCCGTCGCGGACTTGGAAGGTGACGACATGCTCGCCATGGCCGAGGCCTTTGTCCAGGGCCTGGCCTCGCTGCAGGATGACGACGTGGACTACATCCTGAACGCCTGTCTGGACAAGACCATGCGCAAGTCCGCCGGCGCCTGGGCCCCGATGCGGGATGGAGGCAAGCTCATGTTCGAGGATCTCGACATGCCCGGTTTGCTGACCATCGCCTGGCAGGTGCTCCAGCACAACCTGCACGGTTTTTTTACCATGCTTCCCCAGGGTTCGCCCGGCGAGAGCCAGACGTAGCCTACGAAGGCGTCAGCCTGCCGGGCGAGGAGGACTATCTCCTGCGCCCGGTGCTGGCCGGGTGCTGCCGGTACGAGAGCCTGCTGAACGGCACCCTGGGGTTGGAAGACATCGCGCTCATGAACGACGCCTTGGACGTGCAGGCCGAAAACGAACGCCGCTACCACGAGGCGTGGAAGGTGCAACATGGGAATGGGAGCTGAGGTCCTCAAAGAGTTTCTGACCCGCCTCGGCTTCGACATCGACGAGGCCGGGTACCAGAAGTTCAACTCCGCCCTGGGCACGGCGACCAAGCGCGCCATGCTCTTTGGCGCCGGGGTCACGGCCGCAGCGACCGCCGCCTACTACGGCATCTACAAGATCGCCGAGGGCAACGCCGACCTGCTGAACACGGCCGAGTCTTTGAACATGAACGTGGCCAGGCTGCGCGAGTGGAACTTCGTGGCCAACATCACGGGCAGCTCGTCCGAGGCGCTCAAGTCCAGCCTGGAAGGTCTCAAGGCCGCCATGGCCGGGGCGACCATCGGCCAGGGCGGCATCGCCACCTTCGCCCGGCTGGGCATCAATATCCGCGACGCCAACGGACACCTACGCAAGACGGACGAGGTGCTCGAGGACGTGGGCAAGCGGGTCAAGGGCATGGATCGCCCCAAGGCAGAGATGTTCCTGGGCCAGCTGGGCATCGACAAGAGCCTGTACAGGTCGCTGACCCAGGACGTCTCCGGCCTCACCGAGGCCTACCGCGGCATGTACGCGGCCACGGGCATGGACGCCGAGAAGTCCGCCGAACAGAGCCGCGACTTTGTCAAGGAGGTGAAGATCCTCAAGGAGGTCTTCAGCCTGCTGGCCGAGACCGTGGGCGTGGCCCTCATCGGCAAGGCTGGTAAGGACGTGAAGACCTTCCGGCAGACGTTGTTAGACAACTTCAAGCCGATCGTGAACGTGGTCAAGGCGGTTATAGACGTGATCATGGCCATCGCCGGGTTCATCTTCGCGCTTGGCCTGCGCGTGTTCCAATGGATTGCCGGCCTCATCGAGTGGTTCCAGAGCCTCGACGCCTCAACCCAGACCCTTATTTTGTCCGTGCTCGGCTTTGCTGCTGCCTGGAAGTACTTGAACCTGGCCTTCATGGCCACGCCGATCGGCATGATCATCACCGGGCTTATCGCCCTGGTGTCCATCATCGACGACCTCATGACCTACATGGAGGGCGGGGAAAGCCTCATCGACTGGGGACCCTGGGTGGGCGACATCGAGAAGATCGGCGCCGCGCTTGGCCCGCTCATGGACAAGCTCGGCGAGCTGTGGGGCATGCTCAAGGGGCCGCTGGCCGAGGGCTTTGCCATCATGGGCCAGGGTGCCATCGAGGTCCTTACGGCCATCCTGGGTGCGTTCGTCAACCTCATCTCCACGGTCGTCTCCTTGCTTAGCGGCGATTGGTCCGCCGCCTGGGAGTCTGCGCTCAAGCTCGTCAAAAGCCTTTGGGACATGGTCATGGGGCTGCTGAAGTTTACGGGCCTGAAGGACATCGGCAACGCCGTGGTCAGGCACATGACCGGCGGCAACGACGAGAAGGCGCAGCCGGTACTTGGCCCGTCCCCGGCCTATGCCGCAGCCGCGGCCGGCGCCGGGATGATGCCCGGCAAGACTGAGATCAATGCCAACAACAACTTCTACATCGACGGCTCGGGAGATCCCGAGACCGTGGGCCGCACCGTGCTGAACGGCCAGGGCCGGGCCAACGCCGACATGGTGCGCAACACCAAGGGCGCCGTCAGATGAGCGCCGACACCCTGTCCTCCAGCCCGCAGCCCATCTACCTGCGGCCCGTGCGTTCCATCGGCGGCCTGGTGATGGACGTGACGGTGGAGGAAAACCACACGCACGAGCTGGAGATCACCGAGCACCCGGTGGAACAGGGCGCGGCCGTGACGGACCACTCCTACATGAAGCCCAGCTCGGTGACCATCAAGGCCGGGGTGACAGACTCCAAGCCCGTATGGCCGGCCGGGGACAGGCCCTCGGTGGTCACCTACGAGGCCCTGCGCAAGCTCCAGCGCACGCGCGAGCCCATGGACGTGGTCACCGGCAAGGTCGTGTACAAGAACATGCTCATCAAGTCGCTGAACGTCCCGGCGGACGCCAGCACCGAGTACGCCCTGGTCTTCACTGCGGAGCTGCAGGAGGTCATCATCGCGCGCGTGGTGGCCATGGCCGTGCCGCGCTCCCGGCAGCTGAAGCGCAAGACCAACGCCACAGTGGACAAGGGCCAGAAGCAGGCTGAGCCGGTGAAGAAGTCTGCTGATCTCCAACTGGTTGGAGGCAAGGGCTACCGGAGGCCGACAAGCTGATGGCTGACAATACCTACGTCATCCCCCTGACCGCCGAGGATCAGACCTTCACCGTTTCGCTCGGTGGAACCGAGCTGCAGCTGACCCTGCGCTGGAACGACGCGGACGAGGGCGGCTGGATCCTGGACCTGGCCCTGCCCGACGGCGGCGGCGATCTGGTGACCGGGATCCCGCTCGTCACCGGCTGCGACCTGCTCGCGCCGTATGCCCATCTCGGCCTCGGCGGGGGCCTGGTGGTTTGGGCCGACGACACCGACCTGCCGCCCACGGTGGACAACCTCGGCGCCGGCGTTGACCTGGTGTTCATCACCACGGAGGCCGTATGAATCGCGCAGCCGCCACCAGCTCGAACGTCAGCCCGACCATCGGCCAGAGCGACCGCCTGTACCTGCGCGAGTGCAGCCTCGTGGTGGGCGGCCGTGACGAGGGCCTGGAGCTGGGCGAGCTGCGCGTGGTGTTCAGCACCCAGAAGGCCGACTTCGAGACGCCCAACCGCGCGAACATCAAGGTCTACAACCTTTCGGAGGAGACCAAGAACCGGCTGAAGACCAAGGAGTTCACCAAGGTCGTCCTGCAGGCCGGGTACGTGGGCAACATCGGGCTGATCTTCGGCGGCAACATCCGCCAGGTGCGCTTCGGCCGGGAGAACGGCGTCGACACCTATGCCGACTTCCTCGTCTCGGACGGCGACAGGGCCTACAACTACGCCGTGGTCAACGCCACCCTGGCCGCGGGCGCCACGCACAAGGACCAGGTGAACGTTGCCTCGGCCGCCATGGCCGAGCACGGCGTCACCCCGGGCTACGTCCCGGATCTCGGCGGCCAGCAGTTGCCCCGGGGCCGCGTCATGTACGGCATGGCGCGCGACTATATGCGCGAGTCCGCCGCGAGCACCAACACCTCCTGGAGCATCCAGGACGGCAAGCTGCAGATGGTGCCGAAGCGCGGCTACATCCCGAGCAACCCCATCACTTTGACGGCCGAGAGCGGGCTCATCGGCATGCCCGAGCAGACCAATGACGGCATCATGGTCCGTGCGCTGCTTAATCCGCAGTTCCGCGTGGGCGGCCGGATCCACCTGAACAACAAGAGCATCGTCCTGCTCAAGACGGACCTCAAGATCGGCGCATTCATGAAGGCCCCGCGGCTCAACAACGACGGTCTGTATAGGATCCTGGCCGCCGAGTTCAAGGGCGATACCCGCGGCAAGGACTGGTACGCCGACCTGACGTGCGTGGGCATCGACGCCTCCGCGCCCATCGGCTCCCGGATCATCGTCAGCAACGGAGGCCGGTGATGGATCTGCGCGAGCGCATCGAAGATCCCGTGGAGGGCCAGCGAGCCGCTTTGGACGGCCGCCAGGCGCAGATCCAGACGGCCATGCCGGGCATCATTCAGAGCTACGACGCCGAGCGCCAGACCTGCACTGTGCAGCCCGCCATCAAGGGCCGGGTCGAGTCCCCGGACGGCAGCGTGGCCAGCGTGGCCCTGCCGCTGCTGGTGGACGTGCCCGTGATCTTCCCTTCGGGCGGCGGCATGAGCTTCACCTTCCCGGTGCACGAGGGCGACGAGTGTCTCGTGGTCTTCGCCTCGCGCTGCATCGACGCCTGGTGGCAGTCCGGCGGCGTGCAGGAGCCCCTTGCCGCGCGCATGCATGACCTTTCCGACGGCTTTGCCCTGGTCGGGCCCAGGAGCCAGGCGCGCAAGCTGGCGGACGTGAGCACCACGGAAGCACAGCTGCGCAGCGATGACGGCTTGCTGTGCATGAGCTTCAACCCGGCCACCCACGAGCTCATCGTGAAGGCCCCGGGCGGGGTGAGCTTTGACACGCCGCTGCTGCACTGCACCGGCGACATCACGGCCGGCAGCATCAGCCTGCAGCACCACACCCATCCCGACGCGCAGGGCGGCAGCACCGGAGGCCCGGCATGAGGCACCGCAAATGGACATCCACCGGGGACATCCAGTTCGGGCACGGCCAGGCCGACTACTGGATCGACACGCCCGAGGGCGTGGCCCAGGCCGTGGTCTCGCGCCTGAAGCTCATGACCGGCGAGTGGTTCCTGGATTCGCAGGAAGGCACGCCCTATGTCGGCGGCGTGCTGGGGAAGCACACCGACCAGAGCTATGACCCCGTGATCCGCGAGCGCATCCTCGACACCGAGGGCGTGACCAGCCTGGACGAGTATTCCTCCAGCCTTGACCGCGACACGCGCAAGCTCTCCATCGCCGTCACCATCAGCACGAAGTATGGCCAGGCCCAGCTTCAGGAGGTGCTCTAATGGCCCTCGTCGGCTTCATTGATGCTCTGGGCATCCACGTGCCCACCTATCCCGAGATACTGGACGAGCTGAAGGACAACTTCCGGTCCATCTTCGGGCCGGACGTCTACCTCGAGGCGGACAGCCAGGAAGGCCAGATGCTGGCCATGTTCGGCCTGGCCCTGCATGACTCCAACCAGCTGGCCGTGAGCGTCTACAACTCCTTCTCGCCACAGACGGCCCAGGGTGCGGGCCTCTCCCGCATGGTGATGCTCAACGGCCTGGCCAGGCAGGTTGCCTCCAACTCCACGGTCGACGTGACGCTTACCGGCGTCGCGGGCACCATCATCACCAAGGGTGTGGTCCAGGACGTGGCCTCGCAGAGGTGGAATCTGCCGCCATCGGTGACCATCCCGTTCAGCGGCGCGATCACCGTCACGGCCATGGCTCAAAACCTGGGCGACATTCAGGCCGCCGCCGGCGACGTGGCCCAAATTGCCACCCCGACACGCGGATGGCAGTCCGTGACCAACGCAGCAGCAGCCACGCCCGGAGCCCCGGTCGAGTCCGACGCCACCTTGCGCCAGCGCCAGGACGTGTCCACGGCCCTGCCGTCCCAGACCGTGCTCGAGGGCATCGTGGGCGAGCTGGCCAACCTCGCCGGCGTGACGCGCTACAAGGGGTACGAGAACGATTCGTCCTCCGAAGACGATAACGGGATCCCCGCTCATGCCATCGCGCTAGTGGTGGAGGGCGGCGACGACACGGCCATCGCCGAGGCCATCGCCGTGAAGAAAACGCCGGGCAGCCCCACCCATGGCACCACAAACGTCGTGGTGACCGACAGATACGGCATGCCCAACACCATGCATTTCTTCCGGCCGAGCAATGTGGGCATCGACACGGCCATCGGGATCAAGGCCCTTGCCGGATATGTGAGCACCACCGGCGATGCGATCCTGGCGAACCTCGCGGCCTGCTACGATGGCCTGGACATCGGCGAGGGCGTGCTGCTGTCCAAGCTCTACACCCCCATCAACGCGGCCGAGCCGGACCCGGCCAGAAAGACCTTTGACGTCATCAGCCTGGCCATTGCCCGGCATGGTGGCGCCCCAGCCGCAAGCAACCTGGTGCTGGCCTTCAATGAAGCGGCCAGCGGAACCGCCGGCACTGCCACCCTGACGGTCAGCTAGGAGATCCGGACATGCCCCTGCCGACTCTGGACGACTACCTCAACCTGGCCACCTCGCTCTACCGGGGCAAGCCGAATTTCACGGCCCTGTGCACGGCGCTGATGCAGCCCCTGGTCGACCTGCAGGGCCTGCTCGGGGCGGTGCGCTCGGGCTTCGACCTGGACACGGCCGTGGGCGCGCAGCTTGACCAGGTGGGCGAGTGGGTTGGCCGGTCGCGCTATCTGGCTGTGCCCCTTGAGGGCGTCTATTTCTCCTGGGGCATCCCCGGCGTCGGCTGGGGGCAGGGCTCCTGGAAAGGCCCGTACGACCCGGAATCGGGCATGGTGGCCCTGCCGGACGACGTGTACCGCACGCTGCTGCGCGCCAAGATCGCGGCCAACTCCTGGGACGGGACCATTCCCGGAGCTTACGAGGTCTGGCAGACGCTGTTCAAGGGCTCCGGACCCATCATCGTGATCCAGGATCTTCAGGACATGACCATGGTCGTCGGCGTGGCCGGGCAAAGCCTGGACGCGGTGACGCGCTCCCTCCTGGTGCACGGCTACCTGCCGCTCAAGCCTGCCGGCGTCCGCATCCGCTACTTCGCCGTGCCGCCAGCGGGCGGCAAGATCTTCGCCTGGGGCTGTGACTCCGAGGCCCTGGGCGGCTGGGGCATCGGCAGCTGGCCCGAGCACATCATACTGGAGGGCGCATGAGTCCCATCGCCAAACTTTCGGGGCCGAAGCTCTCTGCGGCCGAGGCCCTGGCCGCTGCCCGGTCGGCTGTGACCAAGGCCAACGCGGCGGCGGCCTCGGCCACAGCTGCGGCAGGATCTGCAAACACGGCAATGGCGAAGGCGGCCGAGGCAACCGACAGCGCCAGCGTGGCTGCGGGGAATGCCTCTACAGCCAGCACCAAGGCCGTTGAAGCCGACACCTCGGCCTCCAATGCGGCCACCAGCGCCACGGAGGCGGCTGGCTCGGCAACGGCCGCCGCAGGCTCGGCCTCCAGCGCATCGGGGGATGCGGCCAACCTGGTCGCGCTCCTGGCCTCGTTCCGGGGCGTCTTCCTGGGGGCCTTCAGCTCGGACAGCGCGGCCGTGGCCTTTGCAACGGTCCAGGGCATCAGCCTAGCTGCTGGCTTGATGTACGAGAACACCACGGAGAACAAGTTTCGCATCTACAGCGGCACGGCCTGGGGCGACTATGATGCCTCGGCGCAGGTCAGCCAGTCCGCAGCGGCCTTGAGCGCGACCAATGCAGCCGGTTCAGCTTCAGCAGCTGCAGGTTCGGCCACGGCAGCAGCAGGCTCAGCCACCAGCGCCAGCGGCTCGGCTGGGACGGCGACGACCAAGGCCTCGGATGCCTCGGCCTCCGCGACTGCGGCTGCCAGCTCGGCCAGTGCGGCAGCATCGAGCGAGACAGCAGCATCCGGTTCGGCCACCAGCGCCAGCGACTCGGCTGGGACGGCGACGACCAAGGCCTCGGATGCATCAACCTCCGCAACAGCAGCAGCCGGCTCGGCCAGCGCAGCCAACACCAGCGCGACGAATGCGGCCAGCTCGGCCACGGCTGCGGCCGGTTCGGCCACCAGCGCCAGCGGCTCGGCCGGCACGGCCACTACCAAGGCCTCGGAAGCGTCCACTTCGGCCACGGCCGCAGCCGGTTCGGCCGCCAGCGCCAGCGGCTCTGCCGGCACGGCGACCACCAAGGCTTCGGAAGCCTCGACCTCCGCCACTGCTGCGGCAGGCTCAGCGACCACCGCGACCACCAAGGCCTCGGAAGCGTCCACTTCGGCTACGGCCGCAGCCGGTTCGGCCACCAGCGCCAGTGGTTCTGCCGGCACAGCCACCACCAAGGCCTCGGAAGCCTCGACCTCCGCCACTGCTGCGGCAGGCTCAGCGTCCACCGCGACCACCAAGGCCTCGGAGGCGTCCACTTCGGCCACGGCCGCAGCTGGTTCGGCAGCTGCTGCTGCGGCTTCTGCCGCATCGATCGCCGGCGGCTCCCCCACCAACTACATCACCGGCCTTTCCCCGTCCTACGCCAGCACCACGACACTCTCCGTGGCCGCAGGAAAGGCGCGCGACGCCGTCGACGCGGCGGACATCACCCTGGCTGCGGCCATCATCAAGAGCCTTTCGGCCTGGGCTGTGGGCTCGGGCAATGGCGGCCTGGACACCGGGGCCGTCGCCGCCTCGACCTACTACTACATCTGGCTCATCAAGCGCACCGACACGAGCGTGGTTGATGTCCTGTTCTCCCTGTCCGGAACGGCCCCGACCATGCCCGCGAACTACACGGTCAAGCGGTGCATCGGGAGATTCAGGACCAATGGCAGCAGCCAGGTCGACCCTCTGGCGATTATCAGCGCGAACCCCGCCAATCGTTGTGCCGAAGTAATCACCGCAACGCGCGCCTTTGTTCAGCCTCCGTGGGCGCCAGACTATAAAATGAGCATCGCGGGAGGCGGTGCTGTCAATAGCGGCGTGGGCGGATGGGGCGCCGCCTCTGCTGGCAGCGGTATTAAATGGATTCGCGGACAAGCCGCAGGGACATCAACCACGGTCACTATTGGTGCCGCAGGGGCAACGTCATCGTTTGGTGCTGCTGTAACTTGTACCGGGGCATCAGGCGCAGTGTCCAATGGCAACTGTTCTGGCGCAGACATTAACATACCCGGAGAAGCCGGACTGGGCTCTTTCGTGGGTGGCGGTGGCTACAGACAGGGTGGAAATGGCGGAGGCACCTTGTTTGGCCCTGGTGGCGGCACCATCACCGGGAGCAATGGACAGCCTGGAATTGCCTTTGGCTCCGGTGGCGGCGGCTGTGGCGCTGATGCGGACGGCATATTCGGTTTTACTAACGGCGCTAGTGCTCCTGGCGGCTGCATCATTGAGTTCTAGGAGGACATGCACATGAGATTCGCCCTCATCGAAAATGGCATGGTCAAGGAACTGTTCGAGGCCCTGCCGGAGTTCCATCCTGACGTCATGGCGCTGATCCAGCAGGTCACGGACGACACCCAGCCAGGCATGGAGCAACAAGCAGACGGACGCTTCGCGTGGCCGACCCCGCCTGCCCCGAATTTCAAGGCGCTGGCCCAGGCCGCGCTGGACAAGTCGGACATGACAGCGCTGCGCTGTGTGAAGGCAGGTGTCGCGTTCCCTCCGGCGTGGTTGGCCTATTGCACGGCCCTGCGGGGGATCGTGACCAGCGGCGCGGGGCCGTTGCCTGTGCAGCCGGAATACCCGGCCGGAACATAAACCAAATCCCAAAGGGGGCACAGAGACATGACCACACCCATTAACGAGATCTACCCGTTTGCAGAAAACGCGATCGCGTTGAACATCCTGGACAATGCCGACTACCTGGCGGATGCCCAGAGGCTTGCAGGGCACCAGATGGGCATCGGCAGGCAGGAGCTGGAAAACGCGGTGCTGCGCAATCTGTCCCGCTTCTGCCATGGCCTGGCGCAGTTCATCGCCGAGAATTACACGCCAGGCGTGGTGGACGACGGCGACGCCTCGAAGATCGTCGCCGGCATGACGGCCGCCGTCGAGGCTGTCGCTGCGGGCATCATCTCGACGGTCGCCGGGGCCACAACTGTGGCTGCCGGCATCGCCCGCCTGGCCACCGAGGCAGAGGTGCTGGCAGGCGAGGGGACCAACACCATTGTCGTCCCTGCGGACCTGGCCGCGCTCCTCGCCGCTGCCCTGACCGGCGTGGCGCGCATCGGCGTTGTCAACGCCTACACCAGGCAGCAGTACTCCGCGCAGCTGGCGCGCGTGGGCCAGAGCGGCAATCAGGCCGTGGATCTGGATCTTGATCAGGCCCTGGCCATCTCGGCCACCGGGGCCATCACCATGGATGCCCCCAGCCACATGGCCGCAGAGAAAACATGCACGCTGCGCCTGTATTCATCTAGCCCGCAGCCGATTTCCTGGAACACCGCCTGGCATGGCACCAGCTTTGTCGGCCTGCCCACGGTCACGGTGGCCAACAAGTGGCTGTCCTTGGATTTCGTCTGCTTCGGCACGTACATGGTGTTGATGGGCATGGCCCAGGAGGTCTGATGATCTTCGGCAAAAGAATAGGTCAACAGGCGCGGCCGCTGAATTACCTGGCCGACGGCAGCCCCTTCGGCTCTGTGCAATTCAACGGCAACCTGGCCTGGATGCATGATGGGACGTTGACGGGTGCCTCCAACGATGGAGCGCATACGTGTGGCTTCAACCCCTATGGCGCGGGCGCGTATTACGGCCTTGCCTTCGGATATGACTGGGGGTTGGGAAGGGGTGCCGTTCTCGCTTCCGCCATCGCCCATGGCACCTCCAATGTGGGGTTCTGCGGATTTCAGGGCGATGTGTCCGGGCTCTATCTCACCCTGTACGGCTCGAACATCAACCCAGCCACAGCCGGGTGGACGGCTGGCCAGGTGCTCGGCGTCAGCTCGCAGTGGTCAGAGAACTGGACCGGGGATCCCGGGCCGCAGACCGTGTCGGCCAATGTCTTTGCCCCGTTCAGGTACACCTGGTTCATCCTGGGCAGCGACAACACCGCCTATCTTTCGCACCCCGACATGTACCTGACAGAGGGCGTTTTCGTCGGCACGCTGCTGGGCTGCTAACGTCCTGCGGCAAAACCAAGAGGAACAAGCAATATGAGAACCTACCAATACCCCGCCAACGCGACCATCTTCGACAGCGCCACCAATTATTTCGAGGGCCGGATACTGGCAGAGCCCGCTGTCCTGGCACCCTGCCGCTGCCTCATTGATGGAACCCTCCACGGCCCGGAGATCTGCGACCTGTTGCCGCCGGAAGAGCTGGCGGCCCTCGGCATCAAGCGCGTGGTGGCTGAGGCCTTGCCCAAGGACAAGACCGGCTGGCCCTACCTGCCGGGCGAGCACGTGGACACCGAGACGGACACCGAGATCCAGCGCAGCTTCCCCAACGCCACGCCGGACGTGGAGGGCAGCGCGGCCAACCAAGTCGCATTGGCCAATGCCGTGCGCATCGAGCGCAATGCGCGCATCGCCGCCTGCGACTGGACGCAGCTGGCGGACGCCGCGCTCACGCCGGAGGCCAAGGCGGCCTGGGCCGCGTATCGGCAGGAGCTGCGCGACATCACCAAGCAGAAGGCGTTCCCCAGGTCGGTGACCTGGCCGGCGGAACCGGGGGCGTAGACAGATCTTTGAAGCAGCGGAGGGGCCTTTGCAGGCCCCTCCGGCATTTGGATGGGAGAGGCGGGGGCGGTTGCAGGCGCCCCCACTGGCCGGATGCGCTAACATCCGACCACGGCTGATGCCGCTCTCCGGCCCGTGCACGGGTTGCCGGAGAAGTAGCAGGCAGAGGCGCAACATTCAAGGATGGACCATGTCCAAGAGCCCGTTATGCTGGATCGGAGGCAAAAGCCTCCTGGCCAAGACCATCATCCCCCGCATCCCACCCCACGAGACCTACTGTGAAGCCTTTGCCGGAGCTGGCCAGGTCTTCTTCCGCAAGCCGGAGAGCCGCTACGAGACCCTCAACGACCTCAACGGCGACCTGGTCACCTTCTACCGCGTGCTGAAGCACCACCTGGAGGAGTTCTGCCGGCAGTTCAAGTGGATGCTGGCCAGCCGCGAATGGTGGGAGGACTGGACCAGGCAGCTGCATGCCGGTGGCCTCACCGACATTCAGCGCGCGGCCATGTTCTATTACCTGCAGCGCCTCGGCTTCGGCGGCAAGGTGGTTGGCCGCACCTTTGGCGGCGGCCCGCAGCAGCGGCCCAGGGTCAACCTGCTGCGCCTGGAGGAGGAGCTGTCAGAGGCGCATCTGCGGCTGACCAGGGCCGTCATCGAGCATTTGCCCTATTGCGATTTTCTGTCGCGCTATGATAGGATCGGAACCTTTTTTTACCTGGACCCGCCGTATTGGGGCATGGAGGGCTATTACGGCAAGACGCTGTTCTCACGCGAGGACTTCACGAGCCTGGCCACCCAGCTCGCCGGCATCAAAGGCAAGTTCCTGCTGAGCCTCAACGACGTGCCCGAGGTGCGTGGGATCTTCGAGGCCTTCCACATCGAGGCGGTGACCACCCGCTACTCGTGTTCGAGGTCGACCAGCAAGCAGGTCGGAGAGGTGCTCATCAGCAACTACGACCCGCCGGCGACGGCTTGATTTTGAAACAGTGTTGCAATAGGTGAAACAGCGGGCGAGGGTCAATTATCGCGATTCTCGCCCGCATTTTTCGCGACGCGCATCATCTAGACTCGAGGAGTCAGTCCAGACTAACACAATGAGTGGTACAACTCGTGGGGGCAGGTCACGGAAAAGTTAAGTGC